TGTATCGTTTGACCTTCCCCTAAAAACAAGACCATCTCCCGTAGTCTGATAACCAAGTCTCTGTTTGTTCCCCGTTACTGGATACTGGGCAAAGGCAAAGGTGCAGGAAAGGAGGAGGAGAAAGGATAGCGTTTCTCTTTTCTTTGGAATCTTAATTTTGTTTATCATTTTACCTATGTATTTTCTTCCTAAACCAAGTACAAGTTCTTGCGCTAAAACACCAGCAATGCGACCAATGGATTTTAAAAACTTTCTTTCTTTCTTAGGTGCTTTAATTTCTTCCATTAGTTTATAATTATTGCAAAAATAATATAATTTGAACCATCGTAATGCGTATTACTATCTATTGTAATTGTGTTTGGTTGAGTAATGGTATATTGTGAATCTACTAATTTCTGACCGTTTTGGTAAACGTGAATAGCAGCTAATATATTTGTAGTAGGTAACTTATTATTATTTTGTGTCCATGTTAATATAGCAGATGTTGTATCAAGAAATTCTTGATTAAAAATAGAAATATTACTGCCGTTAACTGTTACGTTATTTATTGTTTCAGTCACATTGCTGCTTACTACTCCTCCACTTCCAGCGTTATTTGGAATGTTATTAAAGTCGTTTGGCTTAGACAAAATTACTCTCTCTGTATAACTGGGCATTAGTATTCTATTTTATAAAAATCACCATTCCAAATATCAGTGTTAAGGTCGTAACTACCTCTCTCAAAAACGTAATAACCAGATGAATATTCTATTGCTAAATGTGGAAGATAAGGCTGATCTAAACTAAGATTTTGAAATGGCATATCAACCATGCGCAATCTTGGAGTTAACTGACCTTTAATAACCTCATTAATTAATAACTGGCTAATAGGTTTAGCCGATCCTATATTACCAAACTTCCAACCATCGCTTATTACATATTCTCCGCTTGCATTTAGCACTCTCAATGCGCCAGTTGTAGTGGCAGAAGGACCATCTCCTAAATAGGTGTCAACATCGTAGCTAACACTTGATTTATCATCGTTATCGTTACCAAACTCTTTTATATCCGATTGACCTTGTAAAGTACCATCTGGAATGAACTCTAAATAATTGTTTGTTAAATAATATTCAATAGTATAATCTGCTTTTATATCTGTACCACTTTCATCTCTAACCTCTTTCAATCGCATCTCCCAAATATACTCTCCTGTCTCTGGAATAGCTAAAGTGTCAAATGAAATAGTTTTATTTATAATTTCTGTTCCATCCTGCGTAATAACATCAGTATTAAACTCCCATTCATAAAATGATGTTTCCCACGTTGCAGCCGTAAATTGAAAATTAAATCCATTTGTAAAATTTATATTTCTCTTTAAATATTTGCTTTCTTTTTTTACTTGCAAACTTGTAATTGTTGCAGTGACTTTTGGTGTAGATATAGAATCTAATATAAATTTTTGAGTAGAGGTAGTATATATTTTATAATCATAATCACCAGACGATGTAATAATTTTAGTAACTCCACCTAATCGTAATCTTAATTCTCCACTTGTTAATTCTACTTTTATTTTAACGTAATAATATTTACCGCTAATTATACTTTCCGTATCATATTGAGCAGTACCACTTGCCGCAGAGGCAAATAATTTGCCGCTTAATTCTGTCCAACCGCTACCAAATGTCCAATCACTTGGACTAAATGTTTGTAAAGGAATAGCATCAATAATAGATGCAACTTTAACGGCATAGACAAACATATGAGGAACAAAGCCAGGGCCCGCAGTGCTAAGTGAACGCTGATATAAAATACCAGTGTATGATAACTTTGCCTCTGGACTTGTTGCGTCTAAAGTTCCTGTTTGAACCGTTGTTCCATCATTATTTGTTTGATAATTATACACAACCCCAGCCATTAAATTACGCTTGGCATTATGATTATATCTTAATATAGTATTTTTTAAAGCTGAATAATATGACCATCTACCACCAGATAGTCTTAATAATTTACTTGTACTTAAATCGTTTTGTAAATTTAATAATGTAAAATCATCTGTAAATGTGCCACTAACTTGATTACCTAATGCTTTATACTTAAAGTATCTGTGTGTTTTCGGAGAATTATAATATTCATTAACTTGTATAAACCAATATTGTGATCCGCTAAATATTAATCTTGCACCTAATGCCTGACAAATAATATTAAGCACATCATAGCAACTTTTATAAATATAATTACCTTTTGTATCCGTATGATAAAATGCTCTGTGTTGTATAGCAGTTTTTAAAGCAAAATCATTGTTTGTAGAATATGTTATACTATCCTCATGCCAATTAAATATTGTATGTAACACTGGCAAATCATTTGCTACTAATTCACTTTGTACAAAATCCAATTGATTAAGACAGTTTAAAATATGCTGCACCACTGTATCTTGACCAAGATATGGACCTACTTCACTTTTGTATAATAAAGTTTTTAGCCATCCAATGCCATCAATCGCCTGGATGCTTGCAATAAAACCAAGTTCAACAGGTACATCTTCAAACTCAATTAAATCTGTAACTATATAACCATACCAATTATAAGCAATCGTTGTGTTATCTGCTTTGTATGCGCTTACTTGTATTGTAAATCTACCTTCAACTGCCAAACCTATATCAGTCATTAATGTTTGTAATGCCTGACTATTTATTAATAATTGTAATGTAAATTTTGAGCCAATAATAGGTGTAAATCTTTCTTCTCCTTGTTTGCTTTGGGAATCATATTGCAATGCAATATTTGTAGTATCAAAAGAACCGACTGCACCAGAATAATCTTTATCTTTAATAGATATAGTTATCTTCCTTTTCTTCTCGTTGTAAACAGTCGTTTGATACCTTATAGCCATTACTGAACTCTATTTAAAGTCTTTTGCGACCTATTCAATAATATAATTAAATCATTTCCACTTATCCTTGTCTCTAATACTCCACCACTGCTTCCCATGTCACCAAGCATTGATTTTAGCTTAGATAGAGGTGCAATCACTTCAGGGTCAACCCTTGCGTTTCGATTATCTCCTACTAATGCCATTGTTGGACCAGTTGCCAATCCGCCTTCTGCAAGTGCAGGCATTTTACTTTTAACTAAACTTGACAAAGCTACAAGGGCAATACCACCTGCAATAGCAACCGCAGGATTAATTGGAGGCTTTAATGCTAATTTAATACCAGCAGCAGTTATACCTGTTTGTATAGCTAACTTTCCAAACTGTGCTAAAGCATCAGCCATTGGAGTAATTAAAGCTTTAATACTAAATCCTGCACCAGATAAAGCATTGCCTAACTGCTCGCCAAAGCCAATGGCTAAATCGTTTAATGTGCTATCAACTATTGTTTTTAAACCTTCATTTAATCTTGCAAAAGAATCTTTTAATAAATTTATTTTTTCATCTGTAACTTGCACTGCATTACCAGCTGCTATTTGAGCATCTTTAAATGCGTTTGTATTTTGTGTTAATCTCTCTGTTTCAGCAGTTGCACTTTTTAATTGATCAGGCAATAAATTTAAGGTAGGCAATAAATTTGTTGCATCCATTGAACCTCTTGAGCCTACTGCACCACCACCGCCACCTCCACCAGTAGAACCTGCATTTGTTGTGCCAGTAGAAATAATACTACCTCCTCCTCCACTTGCTTTTGCACCAGTAGTAAACAATGAAGCAAGTTTACCTTTTAAACTATCAACCGTTTCTCCAATACTTTTAAATTCAGTAGCAACAATTCTTTGCTCTTTTTGATATTCGGTTAATCCATCAAGATTAAATAATTTTAATCCAAGAGATTTTTGTAAATTATCTATACTTTTTAAAACTGATGCCACACCTGACATCACGCTATTTTTAATATTTATCCATATATTTTTAAACCTATCAGTAAATGCTTGCCAATTATCATATACATATAAGGCAATCGCACCAAGCGCAGCAATTGATGCGGTGACTACTAAAATCATTGGGTTAGCTGCTAAATAGGTAAATGCTTTACTTATATTACCTATTCCTTGCACCACAAACTTAGTAGCACCAACTAAAGCACCGTATGTGCTTATTAATTTTCCTACAATAAAAATAATAGGTCCTATAGATGCAGCCACTAAAGCAGCCTTAACTATGAAGCCTTGCGTCTCTGGATTAAGCGCCTTAAATCCATCTACTAATGCTTGTATATATTTGCTTAAACTTTCTGCAACGGCTTGTAAATTTAATGATTCATTTATAGCCTTGCCAAATTCCGCAAGAGATGCCGTTACATTATCCTTTAAATTATCAAACGTATTCCCTAACCCTCCTTGCGCCCTTTCCAACTTACTTAAGGCAGATACGGATCGCGTAATAAATTCCTCGCTACTTACACCTATTGCCCTTATACCTTCTGCAGTAACTGTGCCAAATTCCTCTTTCATTACACGCGCAAACTCTGGCAGTCTTTCTTTAATCTGATTAAGGTCTTCCTGAGTCACTTTACCAACTGCACTTATCTGACTTAAAGCCAATGTTACACCGCTAAACTGTTCTGCTCCTCCTCCTGACCTCGCAACTGCATTTCCAAATTGCGTTATAGTTTCGCGAGCAGCATCGGCACTCATTCCTACACTTTGCAAAGAAGCCGAAGCCTTAACAACTTCAGGTAAAGCAAGACCAGGATTCTCGGCAACTTTCCTTAATTTATCTAACTCCTCTTTTGCTCCTTCGCTACTACCCATTATGGCAATTAATCCATTTTCCAGCTTCTCCATGTCAGCAAATGCCTTTAATGAAGCTGCGCCAACACCAATCAATGGCAGTGTAATAGACTGCGTCATGGTGCTGCCTATAGATTGCATTTGTGAGCCAAACTTAGCCATGCGACTTTCCACCTTGCCCAGTTCTCTGGAAAGGTTGGAAACATCTATTCCAAGTTTAAGATTTAACTGTGCTGCATTTGCCATTATTACTCTTTATCCCATTTTTCAAAAATTGATTTATCAATTTCTGTTAAACTTCGTTTTATTGGTTTAGCATTATCATTCTCCCAAGGAAATTCAATCAAATCTTTTGGCTTAATTGATTTGCCTTTTGCCGTATGAACATTTAATAAAAGTGTTGTTTGCCATCTGGTTCTTTCCCACTCAAATTGCTGCTCTATTTCAAATTGATTATTATAACCTTGCATGGCTATAATAACCTCTCTTAATGTCATTTCATAAAATTGCGGAGGTGGAAATCTTAAGACTCCAAAGCAAAATCGTTCGATATACTCCAGTGTTAACTCACCGCCTCCGCTATCTCGTTTTTTCTTTCCGGATCTTCAGGAACTGAAATCTCATTTGTTATCAGCTCCGTTATCCTATTTATACCTCCCTTGTCCAAGTCTACTAAGTCGCAAAACTTTTCTAAAGTATATGGACATTTCTCTCCTTTTGCTTTGTATCCAGCCTGCACACCGGCAAAGGCAAGTTCAAGCGCAAATAAGAGGTCTTCGCCAAGTTGGGAGAGGTCACTTAGCTTAAGATTCCTCTCCCTTAAAAATGTACCTAAAACGAACATACCAAACTTTACTGGAATGTCCGCTTCAGCTATTTTTATTGTTTTCATTTTAGGTAATTTTTAATTCTAAGATTTAACTGACTTTGTAATTGCACCAGTAACTTCAAACGAAGCTGAGTAGCTTGTATTTTCCTCTACGGCTGCGTTTAAATCCAATGATGTACAGATGGCAGACATTGTAAACACGTTATCACCGCTAACATCAGTAGTAAACTTAATAGTTAGAGCAGTTCCACTTATCAAATCTGTAAAAAGATCATCAAACAAGTAATTTGTAGAAGAGTCACCAGGACCAGCATACAATGCCTCCGTTGACAAAGTGCCTGAAAGCTGACCTTTTTTAACTTCTCTCCATCCACCGCTTGCGCTATCTTTGGTTAAGATTTCACGCATAGCTGCAGTGATGTTCATTTGGCAGGATGTCGCGTAACCGATAGCAGTGCTATCTTTGTATAGTCGCATCAACGTACCATTAATTATTCCAGTTGTTGCCATTTTATTATTTTTTAGCTTTTGACAAATCTATATTAACATCAATTTTTTCCAATTCATTCTCATCCTGAAAATATTCCATGGGCATAGGCACAGGAACATAAATAGGTTGAGGTGCTTCTTGTGTTTTCTTTTCAGGCATTTGTTCTACCACAAAATCATCATCAAGATGTTCTGCAATGCCATCGGCAATAAGTTGCTTGCCAAAGTCGGAAAGGAATACACCTGTTGCGCCTACTGGCTTACCGTTCCATGGTTTTATTAATCTTAGTTTCATAATTATCTTTTCATTCTTGCCATAAAATCAACTGACATCCAATATACATTTAGCGTAGGATTATATACCTGTGAATCGCTGGACATATATTTAATGGTTTGCACTTCAACTCCATTTACAGTCCCTACAAACCTATCAAGGCTATTTCTTATGTTGTTTGCGAGTTCTTGCGTAGTATCATAGCTTTGAGTATAGCAATCAATTTGAAATTGCACTTCCTCTAAGTTACTTTGTCCATCCTTGTAATCAACTGGGAGAGAGTTTACGATAGTATAAACACAGAAAGGATATTGCACATCCTGAGGTGTTAAATCAGGATATATTTTTTGCCCAACAATCGCTATAACTGTAGGTTCTGCACTTAACCTTCCATATATTACTTTTCCTATCATTCCCAAAACTTTTTAGGATACATCTTAACTACTTCTTTTGCCTCTGCTACCATCTTAGGATAAACAACAGATGCAGACATGTTTTTTGCTTTTAAAACTATTTTTTGCCTCCATGCTTTGGCAGAGCCGTAAACCATGTGAGCGTAAAAGCCATCGTATTTTTGTTCACTATTTAAAGTAGAACCTATTGGTTGTGCTAAATAATGAGGACCAATTGCTCCACTATTCCACTTGTATTTTTTTAATAATTGGCTTAAACCTTTTATTGATCTTTGAAGGTTACCAGGCTTAACTATATATCTATAATCAGCATTACCTCCAGACTTTCCTACACCTTTAGCAAACGTACTTATTTTATGTTCTTTTTTAGATATAGGAATAAGAGACTTATATACATTTATTGCAGCAGGCATTCCAGCATTAATAACATCCATCCTTTTATCAATGGTTATTTTACTTAATATATCATTAAGTTCTATAACAGTTTCAGCTAGGCCATTAGCAAAAATACCTCTTGTCTTAGCACCTATTCCACTTGCTCTTTTTAACCTTGATATTTGGCTCTGCGTGATATAAGTCATTGTAAAAATTTAAATAGGAGAACACATAAGCATTCTCCTATTATTTAAGCAACTGTTAGCGTTAAAGCACTTGTGTTAAACTTAACCTCATCACCAGATGCAATTGTTTTAGCAGTTGTCAAAGCACCATAAAAAAGTAAATTACCAGCTGCAGATGCATCCCATACCGCAACGTGAGTAGCAGATGCAGTAGCTGTTGCACTTGATGTAATAGTAAAAGCAGATGCATTCGTAATTGTACCATTTCCTCCTGTACCTCTTGTCCAAGAACCTGCACCAGATGCAACTTGGTATCTTGTAAAAAGAGCAGTACCACCGGATCCTGCGTCTGTTGGATCACCATTATACAACTGTACAAAAGTAGCAGTTGGAGCAGTTGCAAAAGCAGTTCCTGCAATCCATCCTGTTATTTGGTCTTCCAAATAATTTGAAAAAGCCGCCATAGTTTATTAGTTTAAATTATTTAAAATTAGTTCTCTTTTTTTGTTCTGCTTATCCACTCTAAGCACATCGTTTAAATACTCTCTACCCTCCTTTACTATTGCCTCTCTGTCAAACTCTTTGTTTTTTACTGCCTCCATGACATCGCCAAACTTCTCATACTTTATTACACCTGGAATGTTGTACTCTGGTATTCCCTTTGGCGCAATCGTTACACCGCCAGCGACTAACATTTCAATGGCAAATATATTGCTCTTTGCAAAGTTAAAATCGTTTTTGAGTAACGGAAATAAGCCGTAGTGACATTGGCTATTGTTTAATGTTTCAAAGTAGCCAAATAATGAGCTATTCCATTCCTTTGTTTTCACCTTTGGAAATAGATGAGCCATGATAAAATCTTGAATGCCAAGCATGGCAACATCGCAGCTTTCATTTTCCGCTAACTCATTAATATAACTTGCTATGCTGCCTATGTCATCCAAGTGGTGCATTGAGCCTCTCCAAATAAATCTTATCTTATCTTCTATCTTAGGCACTGGCATAAATGGTTGAATGATTGGATTCCAACCGTTATTTATTACCGTGCTTTCAATGCCTTCGTGATATGGCATATAATACTTTTGCAAGGCATGAGTAGAATAAATAATGTGGTTAGCAAAGCCAAAGCAATCCTCTACCGTTTTCCGCATTGCCTCATTGCTTAGTCCGAGGTGTGCAGGGTTAGTCCTTGTTGTTTCGTGTAGATTATCGTCATGGTCAATGATAATTTTCTTACCCATCCTTTTACACTCTCTTAGCATCTCAAAGTAAGCCATGCCATTCGGAGACTTAGCCAATACAACATCAACATCCATTAAATCATACCACTTTGCCGATTCAATGGCAAGGTATCTAATATCATGCCCCATGTAGGCATAGCAGCCAACCGTGCGATAGAAGTCGGTAGCAGGGGAGTTGATGTTTGTAAAAATGGCTATTTTCATCGTGTTAGGTTTATTTCTTCCCAGTTGCCTGTTTCCTCATTCCATTGATATAACTTACCATCATTTGG